AACTTCTGGGCAGTTGGTTGATACGTAGATGTCGATACCGTACAATGTACCGATGTTGCCGTTTACAACTGGCTGACCTGATACGAAATCAGATGAGTTGTAGCGATCAATACCACGGATAGTAGAAACTACTGATGGTGGTACAATCAAGAAACGGTTGTCCATTGGTACGTCAGCATCGTCAAGCTCTTTAACTGCTTCACGGAATGCATCATCAGAGAAGATGTCTGCCGCCGCTACAGTGTCAACTGCGTATGCAGTCAGGTCTGTAGATGCGTCCATGTAGAACGAGTTAGAGTGCGTAAAGTCTGAACCGTCACCGTCACCAAATGACTTAGACAATGCGAACAAGTCAGAGTCCAACTGCTTTGCAAGGGCATAGCCTGCATCGTCAGTGTAGAAACGACGAAGTGAATCCAAAGCCTGTACTTCAACGATGTCTTCGATCAAGCGTGAGTATTCAAAGTGCTTGTCGATAGAGATCTGTACTTCTGACTCTGTGTTAGCAATGATTGTAACAGCAGTGTCAGCCGCTTTAGAGTTAGCATCGCCACGAGTTGGCTTAGGGATGTGTAAGGTATCACCCTTTTTGCCTGTCATTGGCATCTTGTTGACTACGTTCGCAAGAACGAGGTTCTTTTTGTAGGCCGCAATGATCTCGTCGGACCATAGTTCGGGGATAAAGGTAGACGCTTCCGTCTTAGCCGTAAAACCGGCGGCTCCCGGGTAAGTTGCAGTTGCCATTTTAGCAATCTCCTATAAGGCTATCGTACTCGACCCTCTGAATATGCCTTACGAATTTCTTCTGCCAAGGCCATATATCGATCTGGATCTGTTTGCATGAGTTTAATGATGTCAGCTCTTCGATAGACTTTACGACTAGGTGCTTCTGCAGAACCTTTAGTGTTACCTGTGGATGCTTTCTTAACTGATTCCTTACGTGCCTGTGTTTCTTGATCGACAGTCTCTTTTGCAAGATTCTTACGTTCTTTCCACGTAGACAGTAATTCATCGGCACTGTCAAAGTCATACTGACGGTCAGCCCTACGGAGTAGTTCGACACGTACTTTAGACTTTTGTACCCAATCTAAAAAACCTTGGTCTTGGACAATAGTTTCAAAGTCTGGGTGTGCACTTTTAAGTTTTGACATTGCCTCTTGCTGTCGTAACTGTGCTGTTACAGTTTCAGCTTCCCTAATCTTAGGGTGATTAGCAATTGCCATATCCACAGCTTTCTGAGGGTCCGTGTAGAAGTCTACTTCTTCTATCTCAGGGCTGTCGTGGGCTTGTTGTTGTGTGGCGAGTTGAGTTTGGATAAAACTATCAACTGTCTTGCGGAGTTCACCTACCTCTGATGACTGACGACCTAAGAGCTTTTCAGCTTCTTGGTGCATCCGTACAATTTCCTTAAGGTCTTTGCCCTGATACTTCTCAGGGAGTTCCTCTTCGGCTTCAGCGGGCTCTTCCACAACTTCTTCGGTTTGTTCTAACTCTTCAACCTCAGAAGCGTTTTCAAGTTCTTCTTCACGCTCGTCAATAAATTTTGCCATTCATTACTCCGTGCTTAATAGCATTATGGATAGTTTAGGTTCTAGCGGCTCTTTCGTGATCCCTTGCCCACCTGTCGTCTGCATCAGGCCATCCTGATCCTTTGAATTGTGAGGATACACTTGAGATTATCCGCTGTGCTGTATTTCCACACTCAGGACATGTAGCAAACTCATCTGATGAGTCTACCCATTGTTCCTCAATATGGTTACATTCTGTACACTTAAAGTCATAACGTCTAAGCATTCTGTTGCTCCACAAGGTTATCGTAAGAACGTTTCATGGCTCCTTCAAAACGGATCACCTGAAACAACATTTTACGTTCACCTTTGACGTATGCTAAGTTTTTTTCATCTTTGATATCTTCGATACGATAGTTATCATAGATGTCTTCCATGTCTTCTATAAATTGTTTCCAACCTTCTGATGCAAACATGGAAAAGTAATTTTCGTATTCTTTCTGTAACTGTGGGTCCAAAGGATTCTCCCTGTTATATACTTGGTATTATACCACACCGCTCAACAAATGTCAAGCGGTTTCTTCAGCTTTCTTACTGCGGCTCTGTGCCCGTGGCTTGTTGGAGGCGTTCTCTAAGGCTTGAAGGCGTTCCTCCAACTCCTTGAGTTGCTCCTTGATTAGGTATTGAACTTTGTCCCATTCTAGATTGGTCAGCATTTGTCACCCCTTGTGATGCTTGTTGGTTAAGTGCTTGCTCTTTGAGATACAGCTCTGCAATCTTAGCTCGTTTCTCAAATTCTTTATCATCAGCATCGCCTGCCTTTAGGTTAGTAGCGATAGCTTTGATTCGATCAGTTTCAGCATCAAACTGTTCGATTGGAATCTCAGCAGTAATCTTCTGTGCACGTGCTTGTGATTCTGCCGCTTGAGCATTAAATGCGTTAACTTGTGCTTGGATCTGTGCGTTCTGTGCTTGTGCTTGTGCCTGAGCCATTTGTTGCTTCTGTGGGTCAGGTTGTGCGGCTTTACGCAATGACTGAATTAACTCTTCACGATTACTTAAGTTCATGTGGTCAATTACAGCCTCAAGCAACTGAATGTACATTGGAGACTGACGGTCCATAGTTTGTAGTAACTGTACTAACTGTGTTACCTCGTACTCTCGTGCGATGATACCAAGAGACGACGTAGGGACGAACTTGTAGTCTGACACAGGGTACGACTCTGGTGCAAACTGCATATAACGGTGTGCAGTCTTCTCAATCATTGGAATCAAGAACGCTTCTTGGAAGTTAATCAAGGTACGCTTATGACGCTTAATGATTGCCCCAAGGCCCATAGAGATACCTGCGGCAGTCGGACGCTCATTCATAGACCCCGGAATACCTGCGGCATCAATAGCACCTGTCGCCTGCTGTACCATCGTCATGAGGTCTTTAGCCTGTGCAAATGATACTTGGTCTAACTGGCCGAACTTAAACGGCTGTAAGATTTCTGCAGGATTACCATTGGTCAAGATAGCCTTACCGGGCCGTACTTCAAATTTAGAGCCCCGTGGCAGACGTGAAGCGTCTACGGCAAGCATAGGGTGTACTGTAAGTGCTAGAGCGTCTATACGGGCACGTAACTCCGTATCCAATGCTTTCTGTGAGTTGTAACCCTTCTCACAAATACCACGGCCCCAGAAACGACCGGGAACGACATCCCAAGGGAAACCAATAACAGGACGGTCGCCCATCATATAAGGGTTCTCTTCGATCTTAAGTAGCTGACCGCCGTTAGCAATTACAGCAACGACTTCAATGTAGTCTGTGTTTGTTGTCGATTGTGGTGCTGACTCAACAAGGTCAGACACATCAACGTCATCTTCAAACTCTTCTTGGATAGCTGACTCATAAAGATTCTTAGGGATCAAACCGTAGTATTTTGTAAGACGTACTTTATCGTCAGAGTAGATAGTTAGCTCTTGATCTGGCTCAAGGTCCGTGTCTTCGTAAGCTGTTTCAATAACGACATCACGATAGACACCCTTGTTGACTAACATCTCGACTTGATGTAGTGGTACAAATTCATCAATAGCAACACCTAGGGCTTCATCAACTGAAGTAGCCACAGGGTCAATCAAGAAGTTCTGAGGTAGAATAGGTTTGAGCCTAACCATAACACGCTCACGTTTCTCTACACCCACGGCTTGCATCTGACCTTCCATTAGTGGTCGAGTTGCAGGAGCCATCTCTGTAACTTCTTCAAGGACTAACTCTGCTACGCCTGTGCCGAATACTGCAGAGTTTAGGATACACTCAGAGACTTGTTTACGAATTTTAGAGCGACTAAAGTCTTCTTGAAGCTGTTTCTTAAGAAACGAGATGTCTGTTTTTTGTTGGTCTTGTAAGTCATCACGAATGTCAAAGAACGAACCACGTCCAAAGGTTGCTTCTTCTACTTCAGCAACTGAAGACTCTACTGCCTGCTGTAATGCAGGAGAGATTAGTTTGGATCGCTCAGATTGACGTAAGGAGTCCTCGTGTGACCAAATGCCCCGCCATAAGCGATAGTATTCGTCAAAGCGTTCAGCGTAGTTTGATTCGTAGTGATCACGCCATTGCTCGCACTTGTGCATGATCCATGCTTCTGCGGTCATTTCTGATTCAGCGTAGTCGTTATAGTCCATATTAGTATCCTGCTAGAGAGTCTACGATTTCAAGTTCTTCTTGCTCAAATTCCACATAGTAGCTAACCTTAGCTATCTGGTCAATGTATGCAAGAGCGTCCACAAGGTCATCATGCACGAGAGGGTTTGGGAATTGGAACAACTCATCAAGGAACTGTGTATTCCACTCTCCCTCCGACAATAGTATATTACCATGTTCAAAGCGTCCTTGCAACGCCCAAACAATACGATCAGTCTTTTTCTTGTTTCCGTGTGTTAGTTCTTCCACCCTGAAGAACCGTTGTCCTGACTTCATGAGGTCGGTAAGGTAAGGCAGTACCGCATTCTTTAGGGCTCCTTTTTCGATACCAACTGCTACAGGCTGATAGTGATTGACAGCATCGAATATCTTCTTTGCGGTCTTTTTGATATCCCATCGACCATGTATGATATCCGCTACCCACCATCCACTTGGCCCTACCTTAACTACAGCAATAGCACTACTGTCCAGTTTTTTACTTTTGCCTGTAGCATTGGAAGCCACATCAGCAAATCCTGCCAAGTCAACAGCGATGTAGTAGTCGCCATCCTCCGGTTCTTCGTTAGAAAACCCAACCCAGTCTTCTTTGAAAATCTCCGATCCCATAGCCTCAAATGAAGCCATGAACTCTTGACGAAACGCATAGGACGACATTGACTTCTTGGCAACGTCGATTTCCTCTGGGTCCAACAGAGGATTGTCGTAAGACGTAAAATGCCACGCTTTATACGTAGGGTCATCGCCAAGGTGTCCATACTGATACAGGTCGTAAAAGTGGTTACGCCCCATAGGTGTGCCTATGAACAGGGCTTGGCCTTTTTGGTCAGCAAGTGCAGGACGTAAGATCGTTTCCCACACACTGGGTTTCATATCCGCATATTCGTCCAGTACGAGGAACTTAAGGGAAACTCCTCGCATAGTCTCTGGCCTGTCAGCACCCTTGAGTGAAATAGTGGCACCGTTAATCAATGTAATCTGCATGTTGTTCACATGGCTACTTTTGACCACAGGGTGCGCTAGGTCTAATAATGTACCCCACATAATGTCTCGTGCCTGCCCTTGTGTAGGGGCTACGTAAAAGACATGTCCTCTATTTGTTTGTAGTGCGTTGATGATTAACAACCACGCCGCTAGACGAGACTTACCAGTCCGTCGTCCTGCCGCTACAATCTTAAAGCGTGTAGAGTCTCCAAAGACCTCTTGTTGCCACGGAAGCAACTCAACGTTTAAATCAGTCGACACGAGCGTCCTTCATAATGTCGACTAACTCTTTACTACGGTTACCTACCTGAGAGTACCACTTGGAGTCAATCATCTCATTAGCGGCTACTAGGTACTTACCTTCGTTGACAGCCTTGAGCATTTTTTTAAACTTACTCAGACGATTTCGTCCAAGGTTAAACGCCATGTTGACTAAGACACGTTGGGCATCTGGAGCCTGACCTGCAAAGTTCAAAACAAGAGCACAGGCATCACTGTAGGCAACATCACAGTCCTTGTGGAAGACATCTAAGATTCTTTCGTCTGTCACAGGTGTTCCTACGGGCCACCCATGTTCCATATCGTCTTCTGTAACTAAGTGGCCTATGCCAAACGTTGGGAGTTGTTCTGTATCAAGATAAATCTCAGCAACGTAGCCTTCATGACGTACAAGGTCTTCTTTGACTACTTCAATTAGTTCATTTCTCGTCATCTATGACCTCCGCATCAATGATGTCGTCATCATCAGACACCTGAGGGGTTCCTGAGAGACCACTAATTGTAATATTGACTGATGGACGACTACCACCATCCTTTTCTTTTTCAAAATAGCTTAATGGTAACATACGATCCATTAGTAGCTTCCAAGCCGCCGCCTGATTCTTGTGTTCGTCGTCTAAAGCGGCATCAAGAATACTATCGAGCACCTTTTTTGACTTTGGAGAAGCCAACATACGTGCTTTATATTCGTTAATGATCGCCGTGTCACCCGGTGGGCGACCAACCTTGCCTCTTTTGGTTGGTTTTTTAGACTCGACACTGTTTTTAGGAGGACGACCTAATCTTTTAGGTGTCGTTTCTTCAGTCATCACAGTATTTTCCTTACTTAAGGGTACTTAAGGATACTTAAGATATCTTTTTAGTTAGTCTTTATGTAAATACTAAACGAACTAACTTAATATCGCTTAAGATATACTTGGTATTATAGCATATTCTTAAGAAGAAGTCAAGAGATTTTCTAAAGTGCCGCCCTTGGGTACATTTGTCAACCCTTTTGTATCACTTTGATATACTAATTATTCATAAGAATATCATATATTTGTTATAATTAGTAATAACGGTAATTCTAGTGGGTTTTTAGGGGTTCTTGAGGG